AATTGAGATATCAATCCCCAAAGCGAAAAAACACTCTTACAATATGGACTACATCAAAGATCTAATCCAAGTTAACACTAACTTTATCAGTTATGGGACAGGACAAATCATGTTCAAAACCAAACTAGCGCTCGGATTAGCTAAAGTGGAACCCGCACTCTTAGCCGATCAAGACATCCAACGAGACAGAGACACTACTCTTGTTGTAGATGCCAACCTTAAAAAGCATACACTGGATGCCCCAGGTATTATGGATATAATAGGCGAAAAATACAAGAATAGAGGGAAAGTATTTTGTGCGGCAAAGGCGACGATATACGGAATGGCCCAAACTATAGTGGCGGCTACGCGTCAACACTCAATCTATGGATTGAACAAAAAATACGTGACTACTGAGGGCTTACCAAATGAGACAGTGATAATTAAAAGACTCAGAGAGTTAGGTATAAGTTCTGATGTCAAGGAGGCGCGTTATGGTAGATTCTATAATGCCGTCTTTGCTAATGATTTTTATGACAACTCCACTGCCTTAATCGTTAAATTATATTTAAGGTATCAACTACTTAAAATGATAAGTAAAACACAAGTTTTTGATCATACTATAAAGTTCACAGCCTCCCAAGTAATGTCTATAGTTAGAGCAGGCGATGAGCTAGCCCAACTGGAAAAACTTGCTTTAGTCGTACGCAATCATGAGGATGGAGCACAGATAATATCAACTGACCAATCCACACAGGCCCTCCTTGCGGATATCATAGTTTGGAGTGCAACACTACCTCCGCAAAATATCTTAGTAGGTGGCGTACACTTACCAAACCCAGAATATGTTGATGCAAGGCTGGTCAAGACGGTTAAGGTATGGAAGATGTATGACTACAATGATGGACACAGCCGAAGTGGAAATCACTTTGGCGATACTTTTGGCTTCATTAAGAATAGATTTATAGTACCTGTGGGACAGCACACAACAGACTTAAATGATGTTTACGTCCTACAAAATACTAAAGATAATTGGTTTTCGGATGATGCGACTGTTGACAATTTTAAAAACTACTTTGGTTTTCTGAATTGCTCTGGTTTAACCTCCAAAGATCTCGCTATACTTGATAATATCATTCAAGATGATGTAAGACACACACCATTCTTGTGTGATCAAGTTATCGATTTAGGTATCGAAGGGAAGATAGGCATCACCACCCCCACCCAGATAGTGCCTATGTCAGCCACTTACAGTGCAGAAGAAGTACGGGCTATCATAATCAAATTGGTGAACAATCATAGGTGGCATGAAGACATGTTAGCAGCTTTGAGAGCTTGTAAGTACTGGTTGGCCCAACCTGCGACAGAAACAGTAGAAGCACATTGGTGGACTCAGGTACCTCGCACTCTATACCTACCGAAATTAGGGCTTAAGAGGGCGGCTATACACATTTTGCTTCAGGAAGAGGGAGTGTGCACAACTGCAGAAGCCATTCAAGCAGTAAGAAGCTTAGATACTGAATCAGATTCGCTGATTATTGAATCAGTATTTGCTAACACTTGCTGGTATTGGGGTGAATACTTCACCATATTCAATAAGAAGAATTTAATGGATTTGCTGGTCGGTCTATCCAGAGTGACTAACCTTACGGTGGATGAACACTACAGGGCTGATGCTATGTTTTCAGCTGTGATTGGTAGAGCCGTACCGACAGGAGCACACTCATGTGTGGCTACTGTATGGACTGAACCACTAAGAAGTTGCTACAACAAAAGAGTGCCATTTGGTACTCTTAACTTTCAAAATATTACTGATTATGGCTATGATATAAGGGATAATTACATACTGATGAATACGATTGTCGCACCTTCGTGTATCACGCTCATAGCAGGTTTAGCAGGCTCGTTAATAGCTGGTACCCCTTATGGCTCTATATATAACATTAGTCCAGGGGTAAAGAAGAGAAATGTACGTAGGGTCATGCAAGCGTTAAATTATAACGACTTATGGGCTTTAGGCGTATTATCTAGGTTTCAAGGATATAATGTCAATTATCAGCACCCGACTAGGAATGGCCGTCATACTATATATGCGGCAAATGACGTTAGTGTGGCCATGCCACCAGTAACACCCAAGGATTTGGAAGAACCTAAATCATATACACTGGAGAGTATAGTAGCACGTGATTACACTTTTGGGACAAGTACTGAATTTTGTTTACGAACTAAAACAACTGTGTATTGGTCACGGGATATCCCATCTGCCCAGCTTGAACCTAATTGGAATGCTCCTAGTGGAGGACACGTACTAGCATTACAGTCGGGGATCACTGAAATCAAAGTGGCAACAGACGCGGGGCAGCAGTATACTGTTGCTTTAGCTGCAGTATACGATTTTGAGACGGCGGATTTTCGCGTGGAACATTTGCACGCAGGCGTACCGTTGCCCACAACCCAAGGAGTATTACCGTTAATCGAATCACAAGAAGACAAACCACCGGATCCACCAGAGGGGCAACCAATGGAAGTGGAGGCAGGACCTCAAGTCTAAAATCATTGACTGATAGACATATGGCTGTGCCTATGTATTGCTTATCAAACGGAAACGTCTTGGAAGAGACAAGCTTCAGCGAAGCTAATTTTCTACTATATGATATATTAAACGGGGTTAATCTTGATGGTATTATACACATACACATTAGAGGTAGGGCTGTGCCAGTTTTAGCTTATTATTTACCAGACCATGATTTTACTGTGTTGTACATACATAATACTCTACCGTTAAAGCACATGCCTAAAAGTGTGTTACTTCGATTGTCTAGGCTACAGTACGGCCCTGATCTTTTTCCTTATGGACTCATAGATGATGTGGATGTTTTAAGACATGCTTTTTATATTACCCGGAGTAGTATAAAACAGTACAAGGGTGCTTTAGAAAATTACCCTATAATACATTCATGGATAACAGGTGTTAGTGATCCTCCTATCACTAAAATATCTTCCCTACATCTACGACATCTAACTATCAAAGAGCTCAGGAAGCTTGGAGTTAGCTGGTTTGACCAAAGAGCAAGGTTCTTATATCCATGTTTAGAACATTTAGCTACATTGGGGATGCATGAGTCAATGTTCATAGGCCTCATAATTTGGGCGAAGTCAATTCCCGATATTGCCTGGCAGTATATATCTTGTTCTGGAATTTGGCAATGGAAATTTGATAGTCTTGACGACTTTATTAAAAAAATTAAAAATAAATTCACTCTCCGACTTAAAGCTTTACAGAACTTAGTCCCACTAGATCTCAAGCCTTTCTTTGAAATGGAAGTGTTAGCTAATCGAGGACTTGGGGGTGTAGACTGGCATAGTGAGAAAGAAAATAGGACGAAACCAAACTTAGCAAACTTTGACGCTAAGGCCATCTTTCAAGAAGCTGGCAGTTTGTTCACACGCATTAAGAATCTGGGTGGTCAAGTAGATAATCTAAAGTGGTCATCGTATATTAACAAGCGATGGCAGTGGGCACCCACCGGCGCGTATCACTCTCAATATGAAGAAGATTTACAATACGTGGCTAAAGATAGTTTAAATAGACACAAGTTTTTTAGCCTCAACGCGATGCCCAAACCAAAGTTAGACGACTTACTACTGCGACCACCAGAAATCAGAGCTTGGCCCTCGGTTAAATGTGAGTGGACTAAGATGCGCGCTATCTACGGAGTAGATGCAACCAACTTCATATTAACTGGATTCGTATTCGGTGATTGTGAGCGCGTATTATCACAATTGTTTCCAATAGGGCCTGGAGCCGAAGAAAACAACGTTAGGACTACAGTCCGTGAAATAATGCGTAATGGTATACCTTACTGTTTTGATTTCGAGGATTTTAATTCTCAACATTCTGTAGATAGCATGCGAGAGGTCTTGAAAGCCTACTTTGCTGTATTTGGGAAAAAGATGTCAACTGAACAACGGAAGGTATTTCCGTGGATACTACATTCATTAGATTCATGTTATATTAAAGAACAAGGACAAGACCAATTTTACAAGACGACTGGTACGTTGCTGTCAGGCTGGCGACTGACAACTTTTATGAACACGGTACTCAACTACATATATATACGCTTGTTAACTAAAGGCAGGGACTTAGTAGCAACTCATAATGG